TCGGTTTCCTCCTTTCTGGCGTCGGGTGCCGGGGCTTCGTCTCCCCATGCGTCCCATCCGGGAGCCGCCTCTCTGGCGAAAAGCTCGATCCGGGGCAGGTCGCCCATCAGCTCGACGATCCTGTCACGGGCCTCGGCCGGCTTGCGGCTGTGCTGCTGGACGGGCGAGAAGATGACGCTGTGCACGCTGGCGCTCATGCGTCTCGGCTTGCCCTTCACGGCGAGCAGGCAGATCTCCGAGTTGCTGCGCGTCCAGTTGCCGAGGCCCCAAAACAGGCCGGCGCCGGTCTTGTTCTGTTTTACCCAGTTGAAGGCGACGGTCTTGTAGGTGAAGCCCCACGCCTCGATCACCTCGAGGGCTTCTCGCAGCATGGGGAAGGTCGCCCACATAAAGAGGGCGCAGTCGCTGTTAGCAATACCCCCCCCCCGCAGCTCCGACGCCCATTTTCTTGATCTCCTCGACCGTCATGGTGCCGTAGTGCTTCGAGGCGGCCGCCCGGGTGCCCCTGTTCTGGTAGCTCCACGGCGGGTCGGCGTAGATGATGCTGTACTTCTTGTCGGGGAGCGGGATCATGGCTGCACCTCCCCGACGATGATGGTGCTCGGCTGCTCTCGGATCATCTGCTTCAGGCGCTCGAGCTCCTCGGGGCTCAGGTCTTTCACGGTGATGGCCTCCGGCGGCAGCTTGTCGAGGAACTTCACGAAGCCGGCCACGACCGGCACTTTGTAGGGCAGCAGCTCGTCGCGGGTCATGTACTTGCGGCCGTAGGTGGCGGCCATATCCCGCCAGACGGGCCACGGGACGCGGAAGCACTCGGTCAGGCTCATGGACACGAGGACGAAGGTGACGGCGCCGAGCTTGTGGTGGTGTTCGAGGTCGTCCCGCTGCTCCTTGGTCAGGCGGTTGTACTCGATGCGGTCGTCGTCGGTGTGCTTGGCCTCGAACACGACGGCCCGGCCGCCCTTGAGGGTGCCCTTGTAGTCCGGCTGGGCCTGCTTGGTGTAGCAGGCGAGGAACTGGCCCTTGTAGTTTTTCGGCCCGAGCGGTTTCATCGGCTCCGGCGTCTTTTCGATCTTGGCAAGCCCCCGGTCGAGGTAGTAGTCGCAGGAGCCGGAGATCATCGCCTCGAAGTAGCTGCCGGCGAGCCGGGCCTGCTTGCCACGGATCTGCGCCCGGATGTGCTTCTCGGCTTCGTAGGGCGTCGGGTCGTTGTAGCCCTCGGCGTTTTTCTTGGGGTTGTCTGCCATGACGATCACCCGCCGATCTCGAGCCGGCTGCCCGGGTTTTCCTTCAGGCGCTTGGCGAGGTCGATGATGACGCGGCCGTCCACCTCGATGCTGATGGGCCCGTGGTTGAGGTGCTCGTTGCAGCGGGCCATCGCTCGGAAGGCCGGCACCCGGATGATGACGCTGCCGGCGTCCTGCGGATCCTCGTCCTGCTTCTCGGCCTCGGGGATCTCGCTGATGGCCTTGAAGCCGTTGAGCACGGGGATCCCGCGCTCCCGGGCCAGCTCGATCTCGGCGGCCATGCCGGCGGTCGGGCAGTCGAGGCCGAAGGCCCACAGCTCGTCGCACATGAGCACCAGCTCGCGGCCGATGCTCAGGCCCAGCTCGCGCTCGGCCGGGACGGTGTCGTCCATGAACTGCGTGAGGTAGATGTGCGGGGTGATAGGGATGCAGCCGCGCTCCACGGCAGCCCGGCTGAACTCCTTGGCCCGCTGGATGTTGTTCTCGTAGTCCCCGCGGCACGGGGAGCAGATGTAGACCTTTTTCATGGGGTTATGTCCTCCTATCTCTGGCGCCAGCTCTGGCCGGTGAGGGTGATGGCCCTGCACATTTCCATGAGCCGGTCGATGGTAGCCCGGGCGGTCATGTCGTCCCGGGTCTCCCGGGGGGTCATGCGCTCGATCAGGGCCTCAGTGTCGTAGTTGGTGGTCACTATGGTCGGCAGGTATGCCTCATAGCGGCCGTTGATGATGTTGTAGACCGTGGAGATCGCCCACTCGGTCGGCGGCTCCTTGCCGATGTCGTCGATGACGAGCAGCGGGACGGTCTTGTAGATCTTCAGCACGCTGCCCTCGTCGGTGTCGCGCTTGGAGAATGTGCGCTTGATGCGCTCCAGCAGGTCGATCATGGTCATGCAGACGACCGGCCGGCCCTGCGCGATCAGGTGGTTGGCGATGGCTGCGGCGAGGTGTGTCTTGCCGGTGCCCGGCGGGCCTGCGATGAATAGGCCGTTGCGGCCGGGCTCGGGAGCCCCGGGCCGGGGCAGCAGGGTGTCGAAGCTGTCGGCGTACCTGCGGGCCGCTGCGGCTGCGCGCCGGTTGTCGTCGGTGATCTGGAAGGTGTCGAAGGTGCGCCGCAGGAAGCGGTCGCCCATGCCCGACTCGCCGATGATGCGGTTGATGCGCTCCCGCATTTTGCGCTCGGCCTCGGCCTTGCGGTTTGCCTCCTCCTCGGCGGCCTTGGCGGCCTTTTCCTCCTCGTAGGCTTTCACGGCCTGCGGGCAGGTGCACCTCTCGGCCCCGTAGGGCGGCCAGATGATGCGGTCGCCGAACTTGAAGCCCTTGTGGTAGCGCATGGCCCCGCAGAACTCGCAGGGGACAGGAGCCGGGGTGTCGGGCAGGTCGGCGACGCGCTCGTCGTTGCTCCAGATCCAGCGGTCGCCGTCGTCACTGGTCGCTGTCGTCGTCGGCCGGCTTGAAGCCCTTGCCCCAGTCTCGGCCGGCGTCTGCATCCCGCTGAGGATCTCGCTGATAGCCTTCACCTGTGCTCACCTCCTCGCCGTTCTCCCAGTAGCCGCCGTTGAGCCATGTGGCCGGGTTGGGGATAAAGCGGCCATTATCCCGGCGCCACTGTTCGGAGTGCTTCTGAGCGTTGACGGCCTGCATGATGGCCTCATGCAGCTCGGCCGTCGGCTTGATCTTCCTCCACGCCTTGAGGGCGTACTGCTTGCCGACTTTCTTGGGGTAGGCGTTCCAGAACTCGTCAAACCTGACTTCGATGGGCGACTTCTTCCCCGCGCCATCCCCCTCGGCTGAGGGGGTAGGGGGTGTTACTCTCCCTTTCTTTTCTCTACTCTGGTCTACTCTACTCTTGCCGCCGGTCGTTGGCGTGGCGTCCGGCGGTTGTCCGGCGGTCGGCGTCTGGTCGTCCTGCGTATCGTCCGAGGACGAAGCGGCGGCAGCACGGCGGCGGGCCGACCGTTCTTTCTCGGCCTGCCGTTGGTCGATCAGCTTGCCGGCGTACTCGTACCAGTCGTGGATCTCGAGGGCGCCGTCCTCGTTTTCGTCGATCCATCCGGCCCGGATCAGCGTCTCGGCCAGCTTTTCGGGCTCTCCGTCCCACTGTGCCGCCCGGGCGATCATGCGCGGGGTGATGCCGGCGAGGTCTCCCTTGGGGGCGTTGTCGAGGGCCCACAGCCAGAAGGACACGAGCAGCCCCATCATGTGAGGCGGGGTGATCTCGAGCTCGTCGGCTGCGTCAAAGAGCTTGCGGTGGTCTTTGAGTGTTTGGTGCACTTGAAGCCATGCCACGGTCGTCACCTCCTTCTATGCGGTCGCGTGTCTTTGGCTCGTTTTCGGTCGGCCGCCGGTCGCCCTGCGGTCGTTCAGAATGGCAAGTCCCCATTGTCATCCACCTCGGTGAAGTCGCCGGAGCTGTCCGGGTAGTCGGCGAAGTCGCCGCCGGCGTCCTGATGGCCGGCGGCTGCCCCGTCCTTCTTGCTGTCGCAGAAGTGGACAGAGGAGACGGTGATCTCGGTGGCCTTGCGGTGGTTGCCGTCCTTGTCCTCGTAGTTGCGGCTGGTGAGCTCGCCCTCCACGAGGACGAGCCGGCCCTTGGTGAGGTACTTGCTGACGAACTCGGCCTGCGCACGCCACGCGACGCAGTCGATGAAGTTGGTGATCTTCTGGCCGTCCTTGGTCTTGCGGCCGGTGTCGCTGGCGAGCCGGAAACTGGTGATCGCCACGCCGCTCGGGGTGTGTCTGAGCTCAGGGTCGGCCGTCAGCCGCCCTTGCAGTCCTGTGTGGTTATACATCAGCCTTGACCTCCTTGCTGGTTATGCTGCGCGGCAGCAGCGTCGAGGGAGTTGCAGATCTCGTCGTACTCCTGCCGGGTCAGGGTGGCCGGATCCTGCTTCTTGTACTTCTCGAGGATCCGGGCGATGGTGCGCTCCTTGGTCATGCCGGCGGCCTCTGCCTTCTTGTAGAGGCGGCTGAGCTGTGCCTCGGACAGGCGGCCAGAGCCCTGCCCCTGGCGCTGCTGGCCCTGTCTGGAGCCGCCAGAGCCGCCCCCGGGGCCTTTACTCTGCGCGCCGAAGTCGCTGTTGTCGGGATCGTCCTCGCCTTGGTCGATGCTGAACTTCTCGAACAGGTAGTATTTCAGGGCGTAGGTGTGGGCGGCCCCCTTGGCCTTGGCCGGGTCGTCGTTCCAGCCGAGGGCGTGGACGACTGCCTCCAGCGTCTCGTCGTCGTTGTCGAGGTTGATCCAGCGGATCGTCAGGTCGGCCTCGTAGAGGAACATGAGCTTGTCGCCGTTGTAGGTCTTGGTCTGCATGGTGATCCAGTAGACCGGGTCGCCGTTCTCGGCGTAGCGCGTGGCCTTCTCGCCGATGACCTCGAAGTCGACGCCGAGCTCGTTCATGATGGGGGTGATCTTCTCCCACACGTCGTAGATCTTGGCGTACTTGTATTTGACACCTTCGCTGTGCTTCTTCTTGACGATCTCCGGGCAGGCTTTCCGCATTTCCACGAGCTTCTGCCGGAGCGTCAGACAGCGGGCCTCGATGGGAGGGGCCGCAGCAGCGGCCGCCTCCGTCTTTTTGGTCTCAGTTGCCATGTGGCACCTCCTTTAGATGTCGACCGTGAAGGTGGCCGGGGTCTCGTAGGCCGTGACGCCCTCCACGATCTCGCCGGTGCTCTGGATGGTGGCGATCTCGCCGGTGTAGGCGAGCAGCTTCTTCAGCTCGCCCCACTTGGCCGACTCCTCGACCTTGACGAGGTCGCCGTAGCCGTTTTCACGCAGCCACGGCACCAGCTTGGCGTCGTCGACCGTGGCCTTGACGGTGCCCTTCTTGAGGGTCAGGGTGCCGGAGAGCAGCCGGTATTTCTCGGTCGTCTTGGTGGTCTTGTGGGGCACGGTGTTGAAGAAGTCGGCGAGGCAGGAGGTCAGGAAGGCGGTGCCGTTCTCCATGCGCCGGCGGGCGGCTTCGACCTTCTCCTCGATGGCCGCCTTCTGCTGATCGGCCAGCTCCTTCAGGCGGTTGTACTCGCTGCGCTCCTCGGCGATCTTGCGGATTGCCCAGTCGGCGCAGCGGTCGTCAGTGATGCGGAAGGGGGCGCGCTCGCCCTGCTCCACGGCGCCGATGTCGACCTGCTCCAGCTCGTCAAGGGTGACGGCCGGCAGCACATCGGCCGGGGCCTCATAGATCTCTGTCTGCTGTTCTGCGGCGATGGCCGCGGTGGTTTTGTCGCTCATGTGTCTTTTTCCCCTTTCTTAGCAGCTGCTGTTGCAGCTGCTTCCGCTCGTTTTTTTGCGATGCTTACATACTCCGGGTTGACGTCAATTCCTATGTATTGCCGCCCGGTTTCAATGGCTGCGGCCGCTGTTGTGCCGGATCCGATGAACGGATCGAGGACTATGCCGCCCGGTCTGCTTCCAGCCAGTATGCACGGGCGCACAAGAGCAGCGGGAAATGTGGCGAAGTGTGCGCCTTTGAAGCCGGCTGTACTGATTGCCCATACATCCCTCTTATTCCGGCGCAGCTGCGGCTTATAGAGCGCGCCGCTTTTTGTTCTGCTCTCCTCTCTTTGGCTGTCTCCGTATTTCTCCCCGCCGAAGCGTGGAAGGGATGCCTTCATGTTTCTGTTGCATCTTCCGGGCTGTCTGCCAGAGCCTTCCTGTGCCGAGATGTTCTGCCGGTATCTCTTGGCGCTGCTCTCAGCAATCGGCTCGCTGATCGCTTCGGCGTCAAAGTAATATCTCGGAGACTTTGACAGCAGAAATAGGTACTCGTGCGACTTGGTGCATCGGTCTCGCACGCTTTCCGGCATACAATTTGTTTTTTGCCAGATGATGTCCTGCCGCAGATACCAGCCGCCTGCTCTCAGTGCGAAGGCAAGCATCCACGGGATGCCGATCAAGTCCTTTGCCTTATATCCGGGCGGGACGGTTTTCGATGTGTGTCCGCACCTGTTTCTCGTGTTTGTTGGCGGCTGTGCTCCAGACCTCGTTGCATAGCTGTCTCCGATATTGAGCCACAGAGTCCCGTCATCCTTCAGGACGCGCCGCACTTCCTCGAACACTTCGACGAGGCGCTCGATGTAGCCATCCGGCGTCTCCTCGAGACCGATCTGGCCATGTGCTTCGTAATTTCTCAGCCCGTAGTAAGGAGGGCTTGTGACGCACATATCACAGCTGCTCGCCGGCATTTCTTTCAGCACAGAGAGCGCGTCTCCGGTTAAGATGATGTTTGTCTCCATTATTCCGAGGCGCTCCTTTCTGCGAAAAATCGGTGGCCGCCGACCTCTGCGACGAAGATCTGGCTCTCATGCCAGTCGCTCGTCACGAGGGCGGGGTTGTAGAAGTACATGACGGGGGCGTCGATGGCGACCTCGCCGCGGTCAAATACGGCCGCGACGGCGTCCTTGACGCTCTGCGTGGGGTCGGGGCGGTTGCTGGTGTAGCTATAAATCACGACGGCCTCAGAGGGCTGCACGCCCTCCTTCTCGGCGGCGTTGAGAATGCACTGAGCGACCAGCATTTGCCCCTCGAAGCTCTCGCCGCCAGACTCGGCCATGACGACACGCTCCACGGTGTCGCGCTCGCTGGCGCTGAGGTAGAAGCGGACGGGCGCCTCGGTCGGCTCCGGCGTCTGCGTACTCGCTGCGGGCGTTGTGACGACGACCGCCGGTTGCTCTGCGGTCGGCGCCGGGAGCTCCGTGACATTTTCACGGCCTCCGGCGATGGTCGAGATGACTGCGCCGATGCCTGCCACGATGACGGCAGCCGTCAAAAGGACGGCCGCCTGCCGGATCCGGGCCTTGGCACGGCGCCGGCGGCGTGTTATACTTTGGGTGCGGGATCCGTGCGCTGGCGAGCTGCCGGATGTTCTCGCAGGGGTCGCCCGGTCGCGTCGGGCGGCCCTTTCTTTTGTTGCTTCCATGGTTTTCTCCTTTCACTGGCCCCGGGCCGTCATGAGGGCCTCGCAGGCTGCGATTGTGAAGTCGCTGAACGCGGTCTCCCTGACAGTGTCGGCGGTCAGCAGGACGAGGTACTCGTCGTTGTAGTAGTCGATCTCCGGGCTGCGCTCCCGGCAGAGGTCGAGCTTCCTGCGGGCATAGGGCTCGGAGCGTTCCCACAGGCTGTCGGGGATCCAGCGGCCGAGGTACTCCTCGACGCACTCACGCAGCTCCTCGCTCGTGATGGTGATGGCCGGGCTCATGCTGTCACCTCCTGAGTGCGCCTATTGCGTACTCGAGCGCGATGATGTCGCAGTTGTAGCGCAGGTTTTCCTCGTCGATGATGTGTAGCTTCTTCCTTTCGGCGAGAAGCTCAGAGAGCTGGTCGACCACGTCGAAGCCGTCAGGGAGCAGGGCGAGGGCGGTGTCGTCCTTCTCCTTCAGTGCTCGATCATTTTCAATGATCTGCTCCTTGATTTCCTCGGGGGCGTCCGAGAGGTCTGTCGTCTGGTCAGGGTTTTCGGGCGTCTCAGCCTTCTGCTCTGTGGTGTGCTCGAAGCGTTTGCCGAGCGCCCAGTCATCGCGGCGAAGGTCGAAGGCGTCGCCGAGCTGAATGATGTCGGGGTAGTTGCTGAGTGCGACGGTCATGGCTGGCTTGTCTATTTCGTATGCGTAGTAGGTCACATTCGTAAAGCCCATTTTATCGAGGCAGTAGCGACCGGTTCCGATGCCGTCGTACATGGATAGGACGACGATCTCCTCGTCTCTCGGCACGTTCTTCAGCGCCCCGGTGAGAATATGGATTATGACCTCAGCCGTCCAGCCGTTACCGAGTCCGCGGTATCTCTGCGTATTGCTTACTGCCGCAGTGTACCCGTCCGGGAGGGTTTGGAGCCGCTCACACTCGACGGGGGTTAATTTCCTGATGATGTAATAGCCGTCCGTCAGCTTGATGGGGTACTTTTTCCCTTTGATCTCGATCTCTCCGTTAATAACTTCGTAAACAGGCTGAGTCTTTCCATCTGGTGTCTGCACAACCATTCTGCTCTGATGACCGGCTGCAGTCAGTGCGTTTGCCTTGCCGTCGTCTCTGACCTCGAAGGCGGATCCGTCGCCTCTGCCGCGCCATGCGACCCCCTGACAGGTAGCTCGGATACACCGAGCTTTCCCGCTGAATATTCTATGAGATTGATGGTCGACTTCCTCTCCTTTACGGTTTGGCATGGAACCCACTCTGACGGGCGTTGCATAGAGACCAGTCTTTGCACCGAGACCGCCGCCTTCTCCGCATAGCGTTGTTGATTTTCCGTCCGGGGAATAGACGCGGTATTGCTTAGAGTCGTGGGTCTGGTCTTTGGCGTCGTTTTCAATCGTTCCGATCCTGATAGGCTCAGCGACCATGCTGTCAGTTTGCACGGTTGTGAGGGCGTTTGCCTTTTCCTCTGCACTCGTCTCGAAGCGCCTATACAGTTTTCCGTCAGCTTCCCGCCTGTTTCTGCATCCGACGCCGACGGCAGGAGCCCGAAGCTCGTAGCCTTTTTCTTCTGTTTGTGACTCGAGTATGTCTTTTAGGAAGATGCCGCGATCCGCAGGCTGGTCGACGTTCCAGTTGAAGGCATAAAAGCGTTGACGGTTCTGCGCGCTCACGAGGGCGCTGTTGATGTGCATGAGATCCACGCCGAGCTCGTGACTGATTTGGTCTTTAATGGGTTGCGCGGCGCTCTTGTTGTTCTCATAGAGGAAAAAGTCGGGCTTGAATTTTTCCTTTGCGATCAGGTAGTTTCTGAACAGCTCCCAGCCGAGCCCTTCAGCTTCGACCTCTCGCCCTTTTTTCTGTGCGATGCTCCAGTAGGTACACGGAGAGCCGCCGATCAAAATCTTTATCATTCATTTCACTTCCTTCTTGTGCGGGTCGGGAGCGTCTGCTCGGGGCGCGTGATGCTCTTGTTGAAGCCCTGCGGCTCATAGCGCACGCCGGTGATCCGGCGGCCGCTGACGCCGTACTTGGGGTTATAGCCGAACAGGTTGACATAGCTGCCGAGGTCGTCCCGTTCCTCGTCCATGGCCTTCAGCACCTCGAACAGGGCGAGCACGTCGTCGATGGCCCGGTGGCTGTTCTGCACCTTGTCCTCCAGCTCGTAGGCGATGATCGCGTTGGCGAGCTTGTGAGGATAGGCGCGGCGGTCTTTGTAGACCGTGAGGCTGTCCAGCCAGTCGAGCCGGCCGGGTTTGAAGCCCCGCAGCAGCTCCCTCAGAAAACAGGCGTCAAACTGCGCATTGTGGGCGATCATCAGGACGGGGCCGGGCTTGACCAGCTTGAGGAAGCGGCTGACGGCCGTGCCGCTCTGCACGCCCTCGGTCTCCAGCAGTCGGTCGGTTATGCCGGTGAGGGTGACGATATTCTCAGGGAGCTGCTCGCCCTCCGGCAGCTTGATGAAGGTGTCCATCTTGCCGGCGATCCGCAGGGCCCCGGCCGTGGTGCGCTCCACGCGCAGGGCCGCGAGCTCGATGATCTGGTTGTCCTCCGGGTCGAGGCCGCTGGTCTCTGTGTCGAAGATGACGAGGGCCTTGTAGCGGTCGAGCAGGCTGGAGAGGTTACTCATGGGCCACCTCCGCTTCCCGAAGCGCCCGCAGTTTCCCGAGCAGAAAGGAGATCTCGGCCGTGAACTGCTCCCCGGTGGCATAGGTGCCGCCGAACTGCTCGACCAGCTCCGCGACGATGGTGCCGGCCTCCTGCGGGCCGATGCCGGTGTCCTCTCCATCCACGAGGATCAGGAGATCGGAGTCCAGATAACAAGCGGGGCGCAGGCCGCCGTCGCCGTTGCCGGCGTTGTTCCCGTTCTGCGTGCCGTCGGAATCGACGTAGCGGGCGCTATGCTCGTACCCATTGGAGGCGGTGCTGTACGCGGTAGAGAGCCACCACCAGTCGTCAGCGTTGGGAATTACATCGCGGTTGCGCCGGTACTGGTCAACGGTCAGCGAGAAGATGGTGACGATGCAGGTGCCGTAGTCCTTCAGGCCGTCGTCGGCGGTCAGGTCGAGCTCGGTCTGGAGGAAGGCGTGCGGGCCCTTCACGGCGTCGATCAGGTTGTCGAGGTAGGGGCCGTTCATCCACTCTTTGCTGCTGGAGATGGCGAAGTTGTTGCGGTTGTCCTCGTCGAAGGGCTTGTCCGGGATCACCTCGAGGCGCAGACAGAGGGTGCGGCCGGCGGGATCGTGCTCCAGCACCACCCACTTCTCGCCGGCGTAGGGGAACACGGTGCCGCGGGCGGCGGCCTTGAGGGCTTTCTTCATGGTTTTGCTCCTTTCGTTGTCTGCGGCCGGTCACTCTGGCCGGGCCGCTGGTTGGGTAGTGTCTCGCCGGCGCGCAGCCGGCTCTCACAATGCGGGCAGATGTAGCCGCCGCGGGGGATCTGCTGGTATATGCTCACATTCCAGTAAAGCCCGCAGCCGACGCACTTGAACTTCACGAGCTCCCACCTCCTTCCGAAGCCAGCGCAGCGAAGAAGGCCCGCCGGATGCGGTTGCGGTATTTCTTGCGGACGCGGGCCCGCTTCGCGTGGAGGGCGTAGTGGCGCCACTTGGGCGGGGCCCGGCGCAGTATGAAGTCGTCGAGCGTCTCGCTGAAGAAGTCCGCGAGCGTCCTGATGGCCTGAGCGGCCCACTCGATCATGCGGTTGATGGCCTCGATGATGTTGTCGAAGGCGTTGAGGATCCGTTGCACGGCCTCCGGGCTGAGCTTCATGCTGCTGGCGGCCTCTGCGATGCGCTCGATGGCCTCCTCGGTGGCGTCGGGGTAATGGCTTGTCACGACCTCGACGAGGGCAGCGTGGGCGGCTCTGGCCCGCTGTGCGGCCTCATAGTCGGCGACCGTCATGCTGCCGTCGTAGGCGTAGAGGTTGGGCTCGTCCTCCGGGCCATCGACCAGCCGCTCGCTGAAGGGAAGGCCGGCCTCGGCCGCCTGCTGCCGGGCCGCTTCTATGTCGGCCCGGGCCTGCATGAGGGTGTCATCGTCGGCGAGGGCATTGGTGCCCCGCTCGTAGTGCCAGCGGATGCCGGCGGCGATGTCGTCGATGGTCATGTCGCCGAAGTGGCCGAGGTAGTAGCCGTTCAGGGCCACGGCCCGGGGGTCGAGACGCAGGGCCTCGAGAGCGTCGTTGATGTCGTCGGTCTCCCACTCGTTGTTGCCGAGGTCGCTCCAGACGGTCAGGGCGTTCCACGAGCGGCCGGTGCGGTAGACAATCACCCAGCCGATCCCGTCGCGGATCTCGCTGGCGTACTCCCGGGCGATTTCTTTCAATGCTGCCATGCTGGTGCCTCCTCTCTGATGATGCGGACGACCGTGACGAGGTCGTCGATGTCGTGCTTGGTGATGTAGGTGTCGGCCTCGGAGAGCCCGAGGTGCCGCAGCAGCGGCTCTGGCCCGTCCAGCAGGAAGGTGTGGACGGCCACGGCGTTCAGCCGGTAGACCGTCACCTCCACGATGCAGCGGCCGCTGTCGTCCTCCAGCTCGGCCGGGAAGGAAGCCCGGCAGAGCAGCGAGGCGTCGAACTTCGGGGCGGCCGTCGCGGCCAGCCCCGTCGTGATGCCCTCGACGAACTGCTCGAAGGCTTTGCGGGGGATAGAGCTGCGGTATCTTTCGAGGAGCTCGTCGGAGAGGGTGAGGATCGCGTTGTTGTCCATGGTGCCGCCTCCCTTCAGCAGACGTCGCCGTGCGGGGCGACCGTCATGACGCGCTTGATGTTTCCGTCTTTGTCCTTGTAGACTTCCTCGACGCTGTTGTCAGCCCAGCGGATCGTCTCGACGTGTTGCCAGCAGCGAGCGGCCTCTGCGGCCTCAGCTTCGTCTCTCGCCTTCTTCTGGAGCTCCTTCAGCCGGTTGTACTCCTTGAGGGTCATGCTGTTGAGCGGCTCGTCGAGCGCGTAGTCTCCGAGGTAGTAGGTGGTGAAAGTCCGGCGCCATCCGGCGTTATACCATCCACTCGTCACTTTTTCGGCGAAGGCAACGAGCTCGGCGTCGTCTGTGATGGGGCCTCTGCGCCGCTTCTTGTAGATGAACTCGTCGCGGCTGTATGTCGGCTGGCCGTCGACATATCCGAAAACATTGGGATCGTAGGTCATGGTCTTGCTCCTTTCGTCTTGGCCCGGCCTCGGCCGGGGTGCTTGGCTTGGCTCCCTGAAAACGAAAAACACGGCCGCCGGCGGCGATCAGGCAGCGGCGCGGGTGCGCAGCTTGTCCATCTTCAGCGTCGGGGTCGTGTTCGTCTGTTTCATGGGGCCATCTCCTTTCTTCGGCCCGGCGGTGCCGGGTGTTCTTGGCTACTGTGCGAGGGTTGCGACCGATTTCTTTCCCCTGCGCTTGAAGCTCTCGCGGAGCCGCCTCTCGGCCAGCTCTGCGCTGTACCCCTCGCGCTGGTTTGCGTCCAGCTCGCCGGTCGCGCCGCGCTGGAGCTCCTTGTAGATCGTGGTGTAGTGGACGGAGAGGCGGGCCGCGATGTCGGCCGGCCGGTCTCCGATCAGGTGCCACGCCTCGATCTTCTTCCTGTCCTCGAAGGTCAGGTAGCGGTATTTTCCCGTCGGTCTCACCTCCGTCTTATGGGGTCGATATAAAAAGAAAAATGCACAGGCGACTCAGTTGAGTCTCTGTGCATTTAATAATACAGAGGGCGTTGCCGTTTGTCAATAGTAAATGCTAAAAAAGTCTAAAAAATTTTTCAGCGACTCAGAATGAGGGCGATCTCCTCCCGGAAAAGCTGCTCGGCGCACAGATAACCGAACATTTTTCGGGGGTAGTTGTTGATCCACGCCTCGGCCGCCTTGACTTCTTGGGGCGAGAGGGTGCCGAGGTCGGTGCCCTTCGGGACGAGTCGCCGGATCAGGCCGTTTTGGTTTTCGTTGGTGCCGCGCTCGCTCGGCGTGTAGGGGTGGCAGTAGTAGACGGTCGTGCGCTTGCCCTTTCCTCGGCGCTTGCTCTCGATGCCGTCGGCGTCCGAGAACTCGGTGCCGTTGTCGCAGGTGATGGAGAGGAAGATCCGGGGGAATAGGGCGCCCAGCTTCCGCTCGACGCCATTGAGGGCCCGGACGACGCTCTCGCTCGTCTTGTCTTTCATGGCGATGATAAGCTCCCACCGGGTCTTGCGCTCGGTCAGCATGAGCCATGTCCGCTTCGCCCCCTTGCAGCTCTCGAGACTGTCCATTTCCCAGTGGCCGAAGGTCGTGCGCGTGTTCACGATCTCCGGCCGCTTTTCTATGCTCTTTCCGGCCGGCTTGCGGGGGATGCTGCCATCGGGCCGCTCCGGCTTGCGGCGGCGCTTCCCGTGCTGCGGCAGCATTTCGGCCGTGAGGTCATCGCCGAAGATCTCGGCCCGGATGTAGTTGTAGGCGGTGCTCGCGCAGATGTGAACGCGGAAGGGCCAGCCCATGACCTCGGCCTCGCCGATGGCCGCCTCGGGGCTGTACTTCTCGTCCCGGATCTTTCCGATCAGGTAGTCGGCCAGCTCGTAGTCGTTGCCGATCTTCAGATCCGGGCCCTTGGCCCGCAGGTTGGCCTCATATCGGGCCTGCGCCCCGTCGGGGTTGTAGCGGATCTCGGTGGTGTAGTCGCTGTTGAGGTGCTCGTAGGTGCACCGCTTTAGCTCCCGGTATATGGTGGTATAGTGGACGCCGATCTCCTTGGCGATGTCCACGGCCTTCATGCCTGCCCGCACGAAGGCGTCGATCTGCGTGCGCTGTGTTGGTGTCAGGTGGCTGAAATGTTTTCCCATGGTGATCCCTCCGTGAAAAAGAAAAAGGGGCGGCCACTCGGCCGCCCCTTCGTCGTCATCCCTTGTACGCTGCGATCAGCGTCAGGGTCTCCTCGTCTGTGACGATGTCCTCCAGCCTGCACTCGAGAGCGACGCAGATCTTCAGGAGGGTTTTTAGCTTAGCCCCGGCGATGTCGCGGTCGTCCTGCTCGTAAGTCTGGAGGACTCGGCTGTTGATGTCGGCCTTCTTTGCGAGCTGAGACTGAGAGAGGCCGCGGCTTTCTCGCAGCGCCTTCAGTCTTTTCCCGGTGGTGATCGTTTCCATGTGGCGCCCTCCTTCGTTGGCTTTGTATGCCCTAACTATACAACATTTGTTGTATAATGTCAAGGGGCAAAGAGAAAAGCAGCCCGGCCGAGCGGCCGGGCTGCTGCTATTCTTTACCGAGCAGGTAGTAGATGGTCACGCCGAGGGCGTCTGCCAGATACTCGAGCTCGTAGTCTGCGACCACTCTGTCGCCCGTCTCGATCCGGCTGATGGCCTTCTGCGTGATGTCCAGCCCCGCGATCTGGATCTTGTACGCGAGGCGCTCCTGCGATATGCCGGCCCGCTCTCTGGCTTCGCGGACGCGCTCGCCTGAGATGTTGCAGCGGCCCTCTGGCCTGTATATTTTCAAATACGCGCCGCCTCCTTTTATGCCAAAGATGGGTAGTACCCGTTGACAATAACACGCCTCCAGTGATAATATTATCCCAAAGATGACTAAACACTAAAAAACGCTAACAAGCAGACGAGTGAGGAGGTTTTTCAATGGGTTTACGGTTTCGGCGCAGCATAAAGATCGCCCCGGGCGTCCGCGTGAACTTGAATAAAAAGAGCGCGAGCGTGACCTTCGGCCCGAAGGGGCTGAAGCATACGGTCAGCACGACCGGGAAAAGCCACACGACCGTCGGCGTGCCCGGAACGGGCCTGTCGTACACCACCAGCAGCGGCGACCAGCCGGCCCGCGTGCCGGCAGCCCAGCGGCCCACCTCCCCGAAAAGCAAGGCGGTCGTCCTGCCGCTTTGCATTTTCCTCGGGGTGCTCGGCGTGCATCGCTACTATGTGGGGAAGATTGGCACAGGCGTCATCTGGACGCTGACGGCCGGCTTCTTCGGGATCGGCTGGATCGTGGACATCTTCACGGTCGCCCTCGGCGGCTTCTATGATGTCAACGGCTATGTCGTCCGCTTCCATCCGACCGACGCCGAGCTCGAAGCCGCAGCAGCACAGAGCGAAGCGAGCGAGGAGCCCACAGAGGAGGCCGCCGAGGAATAGGCCGCACAAACAGAAAAAGCCCGCCCGGGATCACTCCCGAGCGGGCTGTTTTTGTATATTCTGCCGGTTTCATAGCTTCAGGCCGGCGCCGATCCGCGCCGTGCCGGTGGCAAGCTGCACAATTAGACCTTCTTGGTGTAGTCCAGCGAGATCCAGCCGGCGCCGCTCTTGAGCTTGCCCCACATGGACGCGCCGGCCCCGGTGCTCTCTGCGACGATGGTGTAGGTGCCCTTGTCGCGGATGGCACCGTTGGTGCCGTAGTTGGTGCCGGGCCCCTTGCGGATGTTAAGCACATCGGTCGTGACCTTCACGAGGTAGGAGGTGGCCGTGCTGGCGCTGCTGGTCTTGATGTCGGCCGCGTCCGTCCAGCCGTACACGGTGGAGCCGCCGCCGGAGACGGCGATCAGGTGGTAGGGGTGCGCCTTGCCCTTGGCGATGGCTGTGACCTTCGCCTTGCCGGGCTTGCAGCTCGAGGCGTTTGTGGCCGTGGCGCTGACATAGTGCCGGGTGCCGGTGAACTCCACCTCGTCGCCGACATTGATGTCGGCCGCAGCGGTGCCGGTGCTGCCCCCGGTCGCCGGGGTGCTGCTGCCGGTCGCCCCGAGACGCCGGTTGACCTCGGCCGCGATCTCGCCTTCCCGGTTGTAGAGATAGTCGCCCGGGCAGGCTTTCGCGGCGTAGTCTCTGTGCGCGGTCATGTTGCAGCCGTTCAGGTGGTTGACGCGGTCGTTTTTGCTGGTAGACCAGACCAGCTTTTTGATCCCGTTGCGCTTGCAGATGTCGGTCACGAGATCCAGCAGGGCGTCGTATGCCTTATCCTTGACGGCATAGGGGTGAGTGGCGTCGCTGGCGACCTCGATGGTGACGGCGCGCTGGTCGTTGGCATTGGACGAGGTACACCACGAGCGGTTGCCCTCGTCCACATACAGAGCGATGCGGCCGTCGGGGCCGATGCCGTAGTTGCTGGACGCCTGCCGGCTGCTCTGCGCGAACAGGGCGCCGCAGCTCTCGACCGAGAGCTGGCCGGCCATACAGTGGATCGTGATGGTGTCGATCTTCTTGGTGCGCTTGCCCGAGTGGTTGGGGCTGAGCTTGGTGTAGGAGATCAGGGAGCTGTTACTCATCGTCGTCGTCCCCCTTCCCGTCCCCTTCGAGGAAGGCGGCGACGGTGTCCTCGTCCACCACATCGCCATCCTCGTCATAGATGTGGCCGGTCTCCTCGTCATAATTCAGAGTGCCGACATAGGGGAGATCGTCGTCGATTTCCTTGTTGTAGTAGCGCATATTCAGCGCCGGCTTTTTGTTTTCGCTCATGCTGTTGAAGCCTCCTTTGCAAAGATTGGGGCGGGCCGTGGTGGCCCGCCCCTTGCTGGTTATTCGAGCGGCAGGTTGCCGCCGTTGAGCTGGTTGACTGCTGCCTCGATGGCCGCGTTGATGGCCTCCTCGTCCACGGTGAATCCCATGGACGCGAGGAACTCGAGGACATACTTCTTCTTCTCCTCGCCGCGGCCCTGCCCTGCGTAGAGCTGCTCGGCTGCGGCGACGCCGATCTTGACCCACTCGAGCAGCTCCTTGCGCTGCTCGTCGGTGGTCTTACTCTTGATCCACGGGATCAGGAATACGCTGACGCCTGCGGCGAGCAGCGCGATGACGGCGTTGACGATGGGGGTGATGTCGATCATGTTCATCCTTTTGCCTCCTTGTCTGATGTGGTTGTGGTGGTGTACTCTCCGGCGCCGGCCCCGCCGATGGGGTTGCCATCAGCGTCGAGGCCGTGCCGGTTGCGGCTGATCTTCTCGGTGGCCGACTTGGCCGCATAGCTCACGAGGTAGCCGATGCAGGCCGTGAAGATGGTGGTCGTGACATCGCTGGCGGTCTGCTGATCGCGGAAGGCCAGCACATAGGACGCCACGGCCGCGGCAGTTGCGACGAGGACGGCCCACGCCGCCAGCTTCTTCGAGAACTCCCACGGCCTGCGTCGGGCCTTGGCCTCCCGCTTGCGCCGGTATCTTCCCATGGGTGTCACCTCCCTCAGTAGATCGCGTGGATGCCCTGTTCGGTGAGGAAGTCCTTCTGCTCGTGTTTGATGCGCTTGGCGTACTCGAGGGCCGCCTCAGTCTCGCCGTTGGCGTGGCCGTTCTTCAGGGCGGTGGCCGTGGCCTCGCCGAGCGCGATGGCGGCCCCCACGCTGCGCACGAGAAGCACCTCGTTTCTCTCCCGGGCGGCGTCGCGCCGGTCGAGCTCTGCGTCCCTCTTGGAGAGCTGCCTCTGGATCATCCAGAAGCACAGGCCGGTGATGGCCGACGGGATCCCCATGAGGGCCACGAGCTGCGCGATGTCTAACTCGATCATGTAGCACCTCCGTCCCCGGCCTCTACGACCTCCCAGCCCTGCGGGTAGGTGTCCGGCGACCAGACGTTGTTGTCGATGGTGCTCTCGTAGATCTGGCCGTTGTAGGTCACGCGGTCGCCGGTTTGGTAGGCGTCATGCGCGCCGGTAGGCTGGACGAAGGCCGGGACGGTTTCTCCCGTCTCCTCGCCGCCGGTTTCAGGATCTTGCCCCGGTTCCTGCTCTGTGCCGGGCTCCGTGGGTGTTTCTGGTTCCGGCTCTGTGCCCGGTTCCGGGGTCGTGCCGGGATCACCTGCGGCGGTCACTTCCTCCCAGCCTTGCGGGTAGGCCGCCGGGCTGTATGCGTTGGCCGTTTCCATGATGGAGCGGTAGACCTTGCCATCCGTCCACAGGCAGCACTCGCCCTTCATGTAGGCGTCGTGGGCGCCCGTTGGCTGGATGAACGCCTTGGCCTTGGTCGGGTCGGTGGTATGATACGGGGCCCACTGTGCGGGGCTATTGCCCGGCTCGATGTCCGGGTTGTTGTTGGTGTTGTGGGCTTGGCAGCAGCGCCAGCTCTGCCCGTCGTGGGTGCAGGCTTCGCCGACCTCGTGGCTGCCGTCCCCCTTGGGGCCGGCCTTCGTCCACGCCGGCAGCAGATCCTCGCAGGCGATGATCTCGGTGCCGGTGCGGTCGCCGGCGTTGGCCTCGCTCACGAAGGTCATGCGGGCGCTGCGCAGGGCGGCCTCGAGGCCGCTGTACTTGGTGCTCATGTGGTCAGCCCCCTTTCAATGGCGCCAGACAGATCCTCGAGCTCGTCCTCGAGCTTGGTGATCCGCTCCTTGTCCTCGGGAGAGATGCCGCCCCCGCCGCCGGCGGCGGCCTGCTCCTTCTCGTGGATGGCTTTGATGCTGTGTTCCATGAAGTAGACCATGCTGCTCCTCCTTTCTGGTCTTGGGGTGTTGGTTTATGCGAAGTTGCCGCCGACCGACTGGATGTAGCAGTCGCCCTCGGCCGAGCCGCGCAGGAGCTTGACCTTGATCTTCACGCCCCAGCTCGCGGCGGTCTTGGTCTGGTTGGTGAAAAAGTGCTTCTGACTGGTCAGGGCCTTGGTGGTGATGTCCTCCCATGTGGGCTCGGCGTCGTTGCCGTTGTTGCAGATCCAGACCTGAAGGGTGCTGCCGGTCGGGAAGCTGCCCTGAATATTGACGAGGGCCTTGGTCGGCATATCGTCGGCCGCCATCGCCACGGTCTGCTCGAACTCGACCGAGTGCATGGCCTTGTCGAAGGACAGGGTGCGCACGGTGCTCTCGTTCTTGGCGTCGGTGGCGGTGATGGTCAGGGTGTGGTCGCCGTTCAGCAGCTTGAGCCACTGGTCGGCCGTGATCTCGAGCTCGTTGGTGTCACCGAGGGTAGCGGTGTAGGTGCGCAGCGTGGTGGTGTCCAGCTTCTCCACGACCGTGACCTGATGGCCGTCGGCGTCGGTGACGGTGTACTCATAGGAGGGCGGCGTGGTGGTGAAGCTGCCGAGGTCGGTGTCGCTGCCGCTGATGACGGGCGGCCGGTTGTTGGTGACGGTGCGCACGGCGCTGGTGGTGTAGGCGCTCTCGGCCCCGGCGGTGTCGTATGCCTTGACGCGGTACTGCACGCTCGTCCATCCGTAGGTGATGGAGTCGGTGTAGCTCCGGGAGCTGCCGCTGTAAATCTGCGCCCATGTGCCGTCGTCCACCTTGCGCTCCAGCTTGTAGCCGGCGAGGTTGCCGTCGGGATCGGTCGACTGTCCCCACGAGATGCTCAGGTTTTCGCCGCCGATGACCTCGCTCGGGACAGTGATGGTGCCGGGGGCCGTGGGCGGCTGGTTGTAGACGATTGTGTAGCAGCCGTCCGAGTCGGTGGTGTCGGAGACCAGGAGATCAGAGGACAGATTACAAGCGGGGCGCAGGCCGTAGTAGCCGTTGTAGGCGTAGTTCCAGTTCAGCGGGCCATCGCTCCCGACGAAGCGGGCGTAGCGGGCCGACCCGGCATAGGCGTCCCGCAGCCAGTAGTACCACGCCTGATTGGCGTCGACATCGTAGTTGGAGTTGGCAGCGGCCGAGGCCGAGACGGTAGCGATGCGGCTGGAGTTGTCGCTGAATATCGCCAGCTTGCTGCCGCACACATGGTCGCCCGAGAGGTTGACCTCGGTGCAGGACAGGGGAAAAACCTTGTCCACACAGGTCTCCGTCCCGCCGCCGTCCGTGGAGCTCTTGCCGACGGTGATGGTGGTGGCAAGCAGGGCGGCCCGCTCGTTTGCCGTGAAGCCATTGAGGAAGCCGGCGATTGTGTTGTATGCGTTGTAGCCGTCCCATACATGGGACGAGTCGGGGGCCTGATCCGCCGAGTGCTGTGCGGTGTACCACTGGCCCGCGGCGGCGTCACTGTTGAGCCACTGGCGCAGGTTTGAGTAGATGTAGCGGTTGTTGCCGTAGTTTCGGCGGTCGCTGTTGCCGTTGGCCGGCTCCTCGGCGTCGAAGCACAGCAGCTTGATGATCTGGTTGGTCACGAGGGTGACGCTGTTGGCAGGGTAGCCGGCGTGGTTTTTGTCGGCCTTGATCCAGATGATCGGCGCGCCGTAGAGGCTGCCGAACTTGATTTTTGCCTTGTTGGCAAGGCTTCCGAGGGTTTGAGGCATGAGTCTTGTCTCCTTTCGGTAGGTTTTAGCTCCGGGAAGTATGCGAAGAAATAGGCGTCCATGTTCTGCCGCAGGTGGTAGGTGTTGCCGTGCGAGATGTGGCCCGTCCAGCTTGCGTAGGATTGGCTCACGCTCTCGAGCGTCATCTTGCCCCTGTCCACGAGGCCGCGGAACTTGCGGATCTTCCGCTTCATGTTGTCGATGCTCTTGGCCCTCACCTTTCTGACCACCTTGCCGGTGCTCGTGAGATAGGTGTGGAAGCCGAGGAAGTCGATGCCGTTCTTGAGCGGGAAGATCTGCGTCTTGCCGTTCAGGCGCAGGCCCAGCGGCTTGATGTACTCCTCGATCCGCTTGAGGATCTCCCGGAGCAGCAGCTTGTCGCTGCTGATGATGTAGAAGTCATCCATGTAACGGCCATAGACGAGGCCGAGGTCATCCCGCAGCCAGTGGTCGAAGTCGTCCAGATAGAGCAGGGCGAGCAGTTGGCTCGACTGGTTGCCGATGGGGATCCCGGGGTCTGGCGTGCTGTCGATGACGATCCAGAGCAGCCACTCGACGAAGTCGATCAGCTCCTCGTCAGACAGGAAGGCCAGAGCCTTGCGGGCCTTCTCGAAGCAGACGGCGTGCAGCAGGGTGTAAAAGAACTTGGAAAAGTCACCTTTCAGCACCCAGCCCTCGGCGTAGTCCCACTCCTCCATCGGCCGGTATGGCAGGCCGGCGGCCCGCCGGGCCTCCTCGTCTGCTGCCTTCCGGCTGAAAAAGTAGTGGCGCATGGCGCCGGCCAGACGGTCGAGGCCGTCGTGGGTGCCTTTGCCGATCTGCCCCGCATAGTTGTCCCGGATAAAGCGCCGGGAGAATACGGGCTCGAGGACGTTGTCGCAGAGCGAGTGCTGGACGACTTTGCCCTCGAAGTCTATGGCAAGGACGAGCCGCTCCTTGGGCTCGTACACCTTGAAGGGATAGTAGGGCCCGAAGGTGTACTCGCGCCGCTGGAGGCGGTCAGAGAGGTCGGCCGTGCGCTCGATGGCCTCCATGCGGTAGCGCATGGCCGTGGGGTTGTCCCGCTTCCCGCAGCGGGTCTTGCGGTATGCTTTGTATAGCGAGTTGAAGCTGTTGACGATGTTCTCCATGTGAAAAAATCCCTGCCGTCGGCAGCTCCGGCCACGCTTTGCGTGCGCCGCCGGGAGCATCGGCAGTCCTGTGTTTACCCATGGCCGGGCCGGTCATACGGCGCCGGGTGCGGGAGGGATACGCCTTCCTTGGATGATGGTGCACAGTGTTCGCCGGCCGTCTCCGGCCGGTTAATAAGTCGGGCTATCCATCGAAGCGGGGCGCAGGCCGTTGTTGCCGTTGTAGGCGTTGTTCCTGTTCAGCGTGCCATCGTTCCTGACGTTGCGGGCGTTGTTGGCCGACCCGGCACGAAAAAACAAGGCGTACCCCACGGGCTGCCTATTGATGACGCGCCTGCGCGTCCATCTTGGCGGCCCTTTCTTTATCGGATTTGTACCATTTAGCGGTCTGGTTTTTGACGCCGGCCGCCATCCGCGACCAGTGCGCAAAGGCGTCGTCGCCGAGCCCGCTGAGGATTTCGTGGGCGAGCTCGATGTGGCGGATCAGCTTCCGGCAGTTGCGCAGGGCCGAGCGTTGCGCCCGGTATCGCAGCTCCCGCTCCTGCGGGTCGGTCAGGAGCAGGTCGTTGGCTTCCATCAGGTCGGCGACGAGGTCGCTGGCCTCGTTCATCATCCGTTGCGCCAGCCCGAGCCGTTCCTTCTTGGGGAAGATGTTCGGGTTGCGCGTCTTGATGTAGGTGTGCTTTTCGAGCTCCTTGGCGTCGCTGATGACCTGCATTTCCGGCAGCTTTTCACGGCCGAATGGCGGGCGGCCTACATTGGCCCGCTCGTATGGCCGCGAGTGTCCGTTGCTTGCCGTAGTATCTCACCTCCTCGCCTTTGATGGTGATCCTCGCGCCGGTGCCGTCGTAGGCGGTGCCCTGTATGACGATCACGCCGTCCTCGCGCTTGCAGCACGAGCAGGGCAGGGCCAGCTCGACAAACAGGTGCGCGATGACGCAGGACGCCTCCTCGGGCGGGATCGGCGTGTAGTTGTAGCCGTCCACGGCTTAGCACTCGAGGCGCTGAAGCGTAGCGTTCCAGACGCCAGAGGTGAGGGTGATGCCGTCCAGATTTGCGAAGGTGATCTGGAAGGGGTTGGTCGTGATGTCGCCGAATACGGCGTCCCACAGGGTCGTGATCTTGCTGGTGTTCTGCTGGACGGCGTTGCTCAGGTCGACCACAGAGGCGGCCGCCTGCTGCGCGATCTCGACGGCCTGCTGCGCGAGGGCGATGGCTTGGTTGGCTGTGGCCTGCGCGGCGAGGGCGATGGCCTTGTAGTTTTCGTAGTCCTCCTTGGTGGCGTAGGCGTCCGCGGGGATGTAGGCGGTCACGTTGGTGGCCGTGCCGATGGCGGTGACGATGTCGATGGTTTTCTCGACGATGGTGGCGCCGCCGGTCGGCGGGATCCACTCGGCGAGGTCGCCGCAGTTGCCGTAGCAGTACAGCACCTCGCCCACGTCCTCGTCGGGATCGTCCGCATAAAGGCCGAGCTCGCGGTAGTAAAAGCCGTCGTTGGTCTGGTCGTTGGTGAACACGCCGCCCACGGTGACGGTGCCGTCGCCGTTCACGACGCATTTGGTGATGTCGATGGTCGCCTTCGGGCTGACCACGCCGGTGAGGGAGCGGGGCGTCTGGCCCTCCTCGAGGTAGCCGTCGCCGAGGACGATCTTGGTGTAGTTGATCTGCTTGCCCGCCACGCCCTTCGCCAGAACGAGAAGGCCCGCGGCGGTGATGTCGTTGTTGATAAATGCGGCCATGTTTTTCTCCTTTCCTTAGTCTGAAGCGAGGACGCTGGTGCCGATGGTGACGGTCTCCCGGTTGTTGTCGTGGACGACGGCCCCGTGGTAGAGGTGGATCTCGTCCGTCCCCATGACGTGCCGCTCCTCGCCGTGCTCTCGCACGGCCATCCCGGCATAAAGGAACATCTCGCCGGTCAGGCAGATCAGGATCGCGTCGAGCCATGCGCTGCGCCGCTTCACGGTGCGCAGCAGCGAGAGGAACAGGTCGAGGTTTTCGTTGACGAGCCCCGGGTTGTCGCTCAGCACTTTGAAGTGATAGGGCTTGCCGCCGTACTGATACCACTCCCTGACCTCGCCGGTGCCGAAGTAGTCGGCGATGATCTGCGCCACGGCGTAGGGGGTGCCGAGCTTGGCATAGACGCGGTCGCTGTTTCGGATGACGGCCCGCTTGGTCTCGATGGGCGCGGTGCTGTCATACCACTGGATGTTCAGCTCCCACGCCATCTCGTCCAGCTCGGCTTCGCTGAGCTGGTCGATCTTGTCCCACCTGCTCAGCAGCTTCAGACGGGCGAAGGCGTCCCGGGATAGGGTGTCGCAGCCGGCGGCCAGCCCGCGGTCGGCGCCGTCCTGTGCCATCCACGAGGGCAGGAGCTTGATCATCTCGACTTCGCTGAGTCGCATTTAGACCACCTCGCTCTCTGCCTTATGGCTGACAGTCAGGTGCCCGCTGAACTTGGCGACCTGCGTGTCGCTGACGGGTGTGTAGACCGGCTTGGTCACGTCCACGCGGAAGGCGCCGGTCAGGTTTTCGCCCCACGACGGGCAGAGGATCCGCTTGCGGAGCTGGTCGGGGTTGATGTCCCGGCCCAGCGCGCCCACCTGCCACTCGTTGTAGCGGTCGATGGCGCCGCCGGTGCCTTCCACATTGGCGATGACCTCGGCCTCCGTCTCGGGGGTGGTGTAGTAGACGATCTCGATGTCGTAGGTGATGACCTCGGGCGCCACGGCCGTGACCACGTCGGTGAGCGGCCGGATGTCCGAGGCGTTGCACGCCTCCAGCACCTTCTCGAGGATGCTCTCGTCGGGGACGGCGCCGCCCTCCAGCAGGGGGACGATCTTGACGCAGCCCTCGAGGGTGTGGGTGATGGTGATGTCGAGGCTCGTGGCGTCCGCAAGGGCGCCCTTGAGCTCGATGGTCAGCAGGTCGTCGGTGTAGTCCACAGTGTAGTCGGTGTCCTCCACGCCGGCCGTGCTCTCCCCGTGCTCCTTGACGATCAGGGTGTCCGGCAGCAGCCGGCCGCCGCCGATGAAGGCGTGGCCGTCGTAGACCGTGAGGGTGCGGCTGATGGTTTCC